CGTTAGGGTTGAATTTGCAGGGGTTTGGTACGAGGGGAAAACGCTGCTAATTAGACGGTTCGAGGGCGAAGCGGTAGCGGTCAAGTTTTGGAGCGGGTTCGACGAGTGGCCCCCGGCTGACGCGATTGGATGGAAGCCTTGCCAGCCCCCTATTTTCTCAGACTGGAGGCTAAAAAATGAGCGACTGGCATCACGTTAGAGACACGCGCCAAAAGGCCAGGAAAGCCTATCCCTGCTATCTTTGCGGCGAACCCATAGAAAAGGGGCGGGAGTACGTCAGGCGCTTCGGATACGTCGGAGAAGGGCCGGTATCACAGTGTATGCACCCTGAATGCGAACTAGACTCAAGGGACTGGGAAGCTGGGGATTGGGAAACGTTTTACCCTGGGGACGCTGAAAGGCCAAGGCAATGAGCCCGGAAATGGAACTATACTTAGAGCGTAAGGCTATTTGCATGGTCGATGGAATCCCAGAGCACCAAGCAGTAGCCACGGCATGGCAACAGGTCAGGCCAATGCTACAGGGTAAGCCCATGCTGTGGGAAATCTTCAAAGACTTAAAGGCGCAAGGCATCGATCCTAAGGCCTAGTGTTTTTGCACGTTTTAACGCTATACTGCTGGAAACGTTTCCACCTCAGCACCCCTCAACAGGCGATCCAATGGCCAAAAAACCCAAGTGGAAAAGCTCGATAGTAGGCCACGAAAAAGTCCGGGCCGATCAACTACTAGCGAACCCTGCGAATCATCGAAGGCACCCACAAAAGCAAAGGGATATCGTCTCGGCATCGATCCAGGAGCTAGGATTCTGCAAGTCGGTAATCGTCAACAAGCGAACTGGTAATATCGTCGATGGCCACGAACGGGTAATGCAAGCCTTGGGAGTTGGGGATGAAACCCTGGTAGACGTTGAGTACGTAGATCTATCGGAAGCTGATGAAAAGAAACTACTGCTTCTGTTGGATTCGTCTAGCGAGCTAGCGGACGTAGATATCGAGGCTATGAACTCTCTGATTGAAAGCGTGTCTTTCGATCTTCCAGAACTGATAGATTACGCGAGCGATCTTTTCCAGGTGGTAGAAGATCCAGAATTAAAACCACTGGACGTTAATAGACTGCCTGTTATGGCGTGGGTGTTGGTTGGAGTGCCAACGATCCACTTCGGAAAGATGGACGAGTTCGTTCAGGCGGCGTTAAAGATCCCTGATGCGATAGTAGAAACATCGGTTGGTGATGCCTGAGAAAACCACTAAGACGGACAACCACAACGCAGGCGCAAAGCTTGCCCTGCGACGATACTTTTTGGAAAAGTACCACCGATCGGAGCATCCGAGTGTTTTGGATTGCTGCCAAGGCTCGATGCTATTGTGGGGTACGCTTCGCAATGAAATTCAGGTTTCATCTTATTTAGGGGTCGACCTCAAGCCGAAACCAGGGCGGCTGAAGGTCGATTCGTTGCGAATCCTAAAGCAAGAAAACTGGGACTTCGACGTTATCGACGTTGACACCTACGGAGAACCTTGGAATCACTACGAGGAAATCTGCAAGAACATTACAAAACCGATAACTGTTTTTTTGACTATTAGCACGATAGCATATGCGGGTGGAGGAAACATTTCCAAGGCCATGCGGCGCGGGCTCGGAGTGCATCACCTGGAAAATTTACCTCGGGCAATTTGCGGAAAAATAGGCCAAAAGTCGATACCAATCATGCTTCAGTCGGCGTTATCTCTATGCCGGGTGGTTGAATGCGTGGAGGCAGTTTCCACGGGCAACGCTCGGTACATAGGAATAAGGCTGGAAAAACACGATGGCGGACAAAACTATAATTGCCTGGACGGATCACACCTTCAACCCTTGGATGGGTTGCCAGAAAGTTTCGGAAGGGTGCAGGAATTGCTACGCAGAAACCTTGACCAAGAATCGCATGGGTTTGAGTCTGTGGGGAAACCCGAAGACAACCAGCAGACAAGTGACCAAGGCACCATGGGCGAACGTCCGAAAGTGGAATCGAGAGGCAAAGGAACAAGGCGTAAGCAATAGAGTTTTCTGCGCTTCGCTTTGTGACGTGTTCGAGGATCACGAAACCGCCAACGCTACCCGGCCAATCCTTTGGGACTTAATTCGGGAATGCGACTCGCTGGACTGGCAGATACTTACCAAGCGCCCCGAACGAATCGCCGACAACCTGCCAAGCGATTGGGGCAACGGATGGAATCATGTTTGGCTAGGAACTTCGGTGGAGGACATGCGGGTTGCTCATCGAGTCCCTCACTTGGTCAAAATTCCAGCGGTAGTGCACTTTATCAGTTACGAGCCAGCTATCGGGCCACTGGACGACCTGGACATAACCGGAATTCAATGGATTATCTACGGAGGGGAGTCAGGGCCAGGGCATCGCCCGGAGGATAAAAACTGGGCCAGGGTCATGCATCAAAAGTGCTCGGACAATGGCACCGCTTTTTTTCACAAGCAAAGTGCCGGGTACCGAACTGAGCTTGGCATCGAACTAGATGGAAAGATCGTCCGGGATTACCCGCAGCCAAAAAGAACACTTCAAGCTGCGTAATACGCTACAATCATTCCCGGCGTACAGTTCCAACGTTTCCACTACAGGAAGCTACAAAATGACGAAGCGAGCCGGAAAGAAAAAGTCACCGGGCAAGCAAACGAAGGCCAAGGGCCGATCACTTGCGCCGAGAGCGACAGGCAAAACCTCAGAGCCAGATAGCTTTTTTTGGCCTGAGCTAACAAGAGCCAACCAAGCTCAAGCGATCAAGGATGGCAAGGGGGAAGCATTCAAACGTTTCCAGGATGCCCGGCTAGAAATCAGGGCGATAAAAGAACGGTGGCCAATACCCGCAGCACTACGGGAACGAATGATCTTCGAGAATGCCCGGATAGTTATCGATCCAAAGGCAGAGCCGAAACAAAAGCTGCTAGCTAGTCGCATCCTGCTAGCAATGGATCAGGCGAACCAAAACAAAGACTTACCGACCCAGATCGTCGGAAGCCAAACAATCACGGTAAACCAAGTCCTACAGCTAATCGAAGCCGGCAAAGAGGACGAGCTAGACCTGAGGGAATTCAAGACGATCCCAGGGGCACCGGATGACTACGCGTAACGCGCTGGAGGACATACGGCCAGCATGGGCAAGGAAAAGCGAAGCCCAGAAAGTCTACCTAGACTCGATTGCCATGCGATCCCCGCTACTGATGGCAGAGCGATTCAGTAACGGGAAGTGGAAACGGGCAAGGCACCTAGCTGTAGTAGACTTCGAGTTCAGGAACTTGCTGAGCGATCCGAAGCTAGATTGCCTGATTATCAAAATGCCCGTGAGGCACGGAAAATCGGAGTACTTAGCACGATGGGCACCGGCATGGTATCTACTGCGAAACCCCGATAAACGGGTGATGATTTGCAGCAATACTTCCACCCTAGCCAACAGCCATTCCAGGTGGGTTCGGGACAAGGTTCACGAGCTATCCCCGATCATGGGGCTAGACGGGGTTGATCCAAAGAAATCAGCGTTAAGGCTATGGGGCTACCAGGGCAGAAAAGGTGAGTGCCTAGCGGCTGGGGTAGATACTTCGATCGTCGGATTCGGGGCTGACCTACTGGTTATCGATGATTACCTGAAGGACGCTAAGTCGGCATTCTCCCCGAGGGTCAAAGATGCCCAATGGGATTGGTTTGTTTCCACCTCGTCAACGCGGATGGAACCGGGCGGGAAGTGCGTGCTCTTGTGTACTCAGTGGGCGGGGGACGACCTGATTGGGCGCATCGAATCGAAAGCGGCTGAGCTTGATATCCGGGTTCGATCAATCACGATGCAAGCCTTGAGGGAAGGAACCGAGGTCAAAGACCCCTTGAACCGTAAGGAAGGTGAAGCCCTTTGGCCTGAGCGTTGGCCGGCGGAGGTAATGGAGCGTAGGAAGCGACAAGCGGGGCACTGGTGGCATTCGATCTACCAGGGCAGTCCCAAAGGTAGTTCAATGTCCGAGTGGCCTGAGGAATACTTCGCCAACATTTGGGCGCAAGACGACGAATTCCCTGACCCGAAATCCTGCCTACTATCAGCGGCGTTCCTGGATCCATCGAAGGGCAAGAACAGTCGAAAGGGGGACTACCAAGCAATCACCTGGATAGGCTTTGCTAACGGTCTTTTCTACGTCGATTCCCAGATAGATCGAGTACCCGTCCAAAAGATGATTCGGGACTACGTCCAATGGAACCGGGAACGCAGAACCGCATTCGTAGGGCTAGAGGCCAACGCATGGCAGGATCTGTTGGCGGACGACTACTGGCAGGTCTGCGAGGAAATCGGCTATGCGGCTGATCCGCCTATCCTAGTAAATCAGACGGTGAACAAGAATGTCCGAATCGAGCGCCTAGGAAAGTGGCTAGCAAGTCGCAAGATACGTTTCCGCAAGTCAGCCTCAAACGAGCTGCTAGTCAGTCAGCTAAAGGAATTCCCCTACGGCAAGTACGATGACGGGGCCGACAGCCTTGAGGCTTGCATGGGGCTACTTTGCCGATCGGTGGACGATCTACACGGATTGCACGAAATCACTGAAACGGAAGCCTGATAGTGGCGTTATCTGATTGGAGGGCAAGAAATGGACCGAGCAACGATCCGAGACAAGATAGCAGACCTAGCGGTAATCAACGAATGCGAGGTCACTAGGGCCAAGCTGGATCACCTCGAAGCGATCTTCGACCGGGGGTATTCCCTACCGATGCCGTCGGCGTGGGTCGAAATGCTGCCGAGGGGAACCCTAGATGAACAAGTCTACTACCTGGGCCAGCTAACCCGTCTGACTTCCTTGAGGGCGTTTTTGTCCGTTGGTCGGTCAAAATTAGTGCCCAAGCGGTAAAAAAGTTTTTCGGGGCAGAACTGCGAAAAACGCAGGGAAAACGCTACTTTTTGGATTTTCCAGGTGTAAACGTTTCCACTTTTTGGGAATCTCGCGCCCAGTTCGGCTCCGGCATTTCCTGGAAACGTTTCCATGCCGGCGGCGTTATTCTTTCGGAGGACAGACTATGCGAGCAATCGAAGTACAACCAGGAATCTGGGAAGTGACAGGCGGGTTTAACCCCTATCAGGTAATCGAAGGCGATTCAGGCGCATTGCTTATCGAGGACCATAGAGGCGTATTCATCAGGGCAGTTGCCGGTGGGATCGATAGCGCCACAGAAGCCTGCGAGGAAATCGATCAAGAGGCTGAGCGGGAGTATCGCTCGGCAGTGAGTCGGGAAGTTTGGTGTGGACACTGTGGAGATAAATACGATGTTTGAGGCTCAAAAATACTATCGGACCTACTGCGGAAAGATTGCCTTTGTTAGCCGGATAGATGGCATGCTGATATTTGGCAAGATTTATCTTGGAGTTGAATCCGGCTGGCTCAATACGTTCTGGGAGTCCAACGGTTATTACACGGACAAGGAGAACAACGAGCTTTCCTTGACCCCTGAAGTCGTCGACCCAGTAGCGGAACTCGAGAAGGTTCAGGCCCAGTTGTTGGCCCTTCAAGAGTCCATCGGCGATTAGTTTTTTAGGTTACGTTCAAGAATGGCTGATATCTACATCCACTGGGGATCGTCAAAAGACCTAGCCCGATGCGTGGAAATCGCGGACGGGCTAGGCTACTACCTGACCAAGCAGCAACTGCGGGAAACTCTCAACACTAGGGGAGTCACCCTGATTTGCGCTTCGATCGGTGATGAGCTAGTTGGGTACTGCGTCTATCAAATGTGCCCTGATGGAATCGCTATTTGGCAGCTACGGGTGGACTGCCGGTATCATGGTCAGGGCGTTGGGCGTTCCATGGTGTCGAAGCTGAAGGGGAGGCTAAAGGATCAGCGAACCCATATTGCAGTATCGCTAGCTGTCGAGAATGGCACTGGGGAAGCGTTCCTGAGGGCGTGCAATTTCAGGACTGCTCGATTCCTCAGGGGTGAGGAACCTGGGGAAGTTGATCGTATTTTGATGGAATTTCGGCTGCCGAAACAGGGTTCGGCGGCGTTGATTTGATAGGGTAAAAAGTGGAAACGTTTCCAGTTCAAAGAAAGAAAAACCAATGGAAATAAAGGTTAGTCGCGAATCATTCGCGAAGGCGTTGGCATCGGTCGCTTCGATATGCTCAGGTAAGTCCGACGATATCCGGAGGCTGGTAGCCTGCGATTGCAAGGGCGGAAAGATCACGCTCCAAGCCTGCGAGCAGGAAATCGGCATCGAAACAAAGACCGAAGCTGTAGAGGTCAAGTCCGATGGAGCGTTACTACTTGACCCGAGAAAGCTACTGCTAATCCTAAAGGAGCTTTCAGACGAGTGCCTAGGGATCGGTGAGGGCTCAAACCAGATCGAGGTAACTGGGCAGTACTCAAGCTTCAAGCTGCCATACAGCAACCCTGTTGAGTACCCACGGATCAAGACCAACTTGGACGGGGCTATCAAGCTTAGCGGAGTGGCCTTGTCTGACGCGCTGTCGAAGACCGTTTATGCGACCGATCAGGATTCTACCCGCTACCAGCTAAACGGGGTGCATATCGAGACGGCAGGCGAATTGCTCCACGTGGTTGCTACCTGTGGGCGTAGGCTTGCTAACGTCGATATCGCGATTCCTGCGAGCCCGAGCAGCCTATCGGCAAACATACCGGTCAAGGCTTGCCAAGCGTTTATTCGATCGTTTGGAGAATCCTCAGAGGTTCAATTGGCAATCAACGGGGCTGACGTTTGTGTGTCGGATGGAAAAACCACGATTCAGGCTCGATTGATCGAGGGACGCTATCCGGCATGGCGAACGGTGATTCCACCGACTAGCGGGGAGGTTATCACGATTCCAGCGGGTGTACTTTACAGGGCGGTATCAACGGCATCGATCACGGCCACGGCTGAAAGTTCCGGGTTGCTCTTTGCGTTTGCGGCTAGGATGCTTTCGGTGTCGAGCCAAACGGCTGATATCGGGCGAAGCCAGGTGAAGGTAGATTTGGAGGATTCAGTAACTGCGGTGGACCTTCAGATGGACTACCGATTTCTGAAAGATTTCCTCTCGAAGCTGGACCCGTCAAGCCTGTTGGAGCTTTGGTACACGACCAAGGATAAGCCAGTGCTGCTACTTTGCGAGGGTGCCAAGTACGTTGTGATGCCTATGAGCAA